CCATCCATGATTGAGTTGGATTAGGTTTTTTTATAAGATCTAAAACCCAATGATTTTCAATTTTTTCTCCTTTTGAATCAATTAAACATGGTTTGCCTTGTGAAATCATTTTGGCTTTTCTGTTTACAATTGCTCTTAATTCAGGTATTTCAACATATTGTTTGAATGCGTTTGTCGTATCAATCCAAACAGCTTCTTTTTTTCCAAAGTAATCAGATACAAGCCTATTACCGCTTAATCCATTCATGAAATTGTCAATATATCTGTTTGAAGGTTGATCTGATCCAAAGAAAGAATCCAAAAAATTAAAGCTATTTAAAAAATTCATATAATAATATTTATATTTGTATTATACAAATTTATGAAAAATGAAAGATAAAGCATTGAATCAGTACAAAATAAAATCCCAAAATTTAGGATTGAAGGATATTGATTTAGACAAAAGACAGGTTGCAATGTATTTAAGCCGGTTTGGAAACATTGATTCAGATAATGACATGATTGTGAAGGGAGCGTTTAAAAAGTCTTTACAGGAAAGAGGTGTTGATTCAACTTCAAACAGAAAGATTGCTTTTTTACGATATCATGATTGGACTAAACCAATCGGAAAATTTGTTAGATTGGAAGAAGATGAAGTTGGACTTTTCGCAGTTGCAGAATTAGGATCTTCAACTTTGGGAAATGATGCGCTTTTAGATTATCAGGAAGGAATAATAAAAGAACATTCAATTGGTTTTAGATATTTACATGATAAACTGAAATGGATTGAAGATGAATCAAAGGAAGATGGTGGTTATTTCTTAATATCTGAAGTTGCGTTATGGGAAGGTTCAGCAGTTACTTTTGGAGCAAATGAATTAACACCTGTTTTACAAGTAGCAAAAGGGATAGATAAAAAGGATCAGATTCAATCCATAGTAAAAGAATTGGATTTAATAATTAAATCTTTATCTTCAGGAAAAGGAACAGATGAAAGACTGTATTCTTTAGAAATGAAACATAAATTTTTAATTTCACAATTGGAAGAAGTATATACTTTGAAGAATGATATTCTTTTAGTAGATCCAAAGAAAGTTGAAACAGAAAAAAGTTTTGATTGGGAAAAAGTAATTAGTAATTTATAAAAAAATATAATCATGGGAAGAAGAAAAAAAGAAGAAACTGTTGAAGAAGTTGCTGAAAATTTAGGATTAGAACTGAATGAAGAAACTGCTGAAGAAACTGTTGAAGAAGTTGCTGAAAATTTAGGATTAGAACTGAATGAAGAAACTGCTGAAGAAACTGTTGAAGAAGTTGCTGAAAAAGAAACAAAACTTTCTAAAATGCTTAAAGAAGTAGATCTTAAAAAACTTTATAAATTTAAGTTTAACGATAAAGCGCCAAATCAAAAAGAAGGTTCTATTGTTGAAGTTACAGGGGAGTTTGTAAAGATCTATTTAAAACAAGGTTATGGGGTATTACATAAATAAAGAAGATTTTGTTGGTAAAATTGCGATCAATCATGGAATGTATTCAGATTTTGATATTGAAGATTATATTCAAAGATATGAATTGAAGTATCTTAAGGAATTGATGGGAATTGATTTGTATGATCTTTACAAAGCAAATGCAGATTTAGATCCTGTCAATCATATACCAACAGATCCTTTTTATCTTAAAATATTCAATCCTTTGGAATTTAATTATTCATTCAATGTTTATATTTCTGAAGGTTTCAAACAAATGCTTTTAAATTTTGTTTATTTTGAATATATGAAAGATCAAGTTTCAAACGCTTCAATGTTAGGAGAAGTAAAACAACAAAATGAACTTTCAAAAAGTGCAATTTCAATGATCTATTTTAGATATAATGAAGGGGTAAAAACTTTTAATAATATTGTTCGATACATGGTGTTAAACCCTGAAGGATATGAAAAAGCATTGATTAGAATGAAACAAACAGCTTATTGGATTTAAGAATGAAAGATTTTAGTATCATATTCAAAGAATTAGTAAATGAAATTGATAATTCAATCAGTTTTGATTCAGCTGTAATTTCAGGATCAGAAGTAACTTTTACTTCATCCAATACAAAATGGTTACGATTAGGAAAAATCATTTCAGGAAAAGATGTTTCTAATAATGTTATTGAAGGCAGGATTACAGCAATTTCAAAAGATGTTTCTTTTACTTTAGATAATATTGAAATAGTCAAAGAAATAACAGCACCAAAACCATTTGTAATCACAGGAACAAAGATGGCTGTAAATATCGAATGGACAAAAGCAAGTAATTTTGCAAAGGAAAAAACTCCGATTTCGTGGTTATTAGATTCTTATACTGAAACTGAATTTGGAAGGGAATCTTCTGTTGAACGTGATATTGTAGCAAAGATCTTTTTCTTAGATGAAACAGATATTAAAAACTATTATACAGAAGATCATAAAGAACAGGTTGTTGATCCAATGACTGTTTTAAAGGATATGTTTTTAAGTGTTATAAGTAAAAAACCAATTTTTAAAGCTTATAATGATGTAAATGTTAGATTCTTTACTAAATTTGGAACTGAAAATGAAAATGGTTATATAAAAAACATAATTGATGCAAATTTATCAGGTATTTTGTTAGAAATAACATTGACTAAATATAAGGATGCTAAAAATATTAACTTTTGCCGGTAGTAACACAAAAGCCTAATAAAAGCAAAACTGAAGCAAATGATAAGCAGAATCAAATATATTTTTAACTAAAAAAAATGTTTAATAATTTAATTTAAAAAAAGGATGGAAAAAATGACACCTGAAGAAGTGATTGAAAAAATAAATTCAATTGTTTCTGAAAAAACTGAAGGAAAAGTATCAAAAACAGAAATTGATGCTTTAAAAACAGAATTAACTTCATTAATCGAGAAAAACGATACTGAAGCAGTTAAAACAGCTTTAGCAAAGTTGGAAGGTAAATTTGAAGGATTAAAAGAAGGATCTTCAAAAAGTGTAACACCGAAAGATTTAGGTAATACAATCTTCAAAGCTTATGAAGATAATATTGAAAAAATATCTGAATTAAAAGAAAAAGGGGGATTGGTAAAACTATCTGTTAAAGCTGTTGACACAATGACAATTACAGGGAATTATTCCGGTGGTGTTGTTGCTTTATCTCAATTAGAACAGGGAGTTGCAAGAATTGTAAGAAGAGTACCTTTTTTAAGGAATCTTATCAATACAGCAACATCAATTTCAAAATACATAACGTATATTGAGCAATCAAATCCTGAAGGTGGTGCAGATGTAACAGCTGAAGGTGGTGCAAAAAGTCAAGCTGATTTTGATTTAGTTGAAAAAAGTGCAGAAACTAAAAAAATAACAGCATTTATCAAGATTTCAAAAGAAATGATTGATGATCTTCCTTTTATTCGTGCTGAAATCAATAATGAATTAATGGAATTGATCGAATTGAAATTAGATCAACAAATTCTTTCAGGGGATGGAACAGGGAATAATTTAGTAGGTATTTTAACAAATGCTATTTCATGGACAGCGGGAAGTTTCGCGACTTCAATTGTAGATCCCAATGAAATGGATGTTTTGAGAGTTGCAATTGCACAAATTAAAACAGCTTTATTTGATCCGAATTATATCATTATGCATCCAAATGATGTTGCAAAATTTGATGTTACAAAAACAACTTCAGGGGAATACACAATGCCTATGATATATCGAGATGAAAACGGAGTAAAAAGATACAATGGAATTACTATTATTGAAAATACAGGAATGACTGAAGGGGAATTTTTAGTTGGGGATTTCAATAAATCAAATCTTAGAATTAGAGAAGAATTAAATATACAGGTAGGTTTTGTTAATGATGATTTCACAAAAAATCTATTTACAATTTTGGCTGAAACTCGTGCAACTCACTATGTTAAATCAAACCATTATGGGGCGTTTGTTAAGGGTACATTTAGTACATCAATTACAGCATTAACAAAACCATAATTAATTGATTCAGGGAATTAAAAAAGGGGAGTTTATAAGCTTCCCTTTAATTATAAAATTTTAATACAAAATAAAAAATGTTAGGATGTAAATGTGATGCGGGTTTGTCTAATACAGGTAAACCAAATTGTGTAACACTTCAAAGCGTTACTTCTAAAATGGTTATGGTAGCTTTAGAAGATGGAACAGGTGTAAAAAACTTTGTTGATGTTACAGCTTTACCAACTTGGAGTGATTTAATAAACGAAGCAGATGCTTCAAAAAGATGGTTTCCTTTACCAATCTTTGAAAATGTTGAACTTCCAAAAGCAGATTCAATTTTTGAAGAAGCGCCTTCAGGAAGAAAACAATTCATTAGACAGGGAAAAAGATCTTTTGCGGGGGAGTTATGGAGCGAAACACCTCAATTATTAGGTAAAATCAACGATAATAGATGTGTTGAATTTGGTGTTTATATGATTGATGTAAACGGAAATTTAATCGGATCAAAAGAAGGGGATAAACTTTATCCAATCCCGGTTGATAATCAATCTTTTGAAGCTAAATTGATGTTTTCAACAGATACAACTGTTCAAAAAATAATGGTATCATTTGATTTTTACAGATTGTTTGATGAAGCTTCTTTATGGTTAATTACTCCGGAAGAATCAGGTGTTGATTTTAATGAATTGGAAGGTTTGTTGGATGTTAATTTTTCTGAAGTTTCTCATACAACAGATGAATTAGTTGCAAAATTAACTTTAGACTATGGAACAGCTGTTAATCCTTTACAGGTTAAAGGTTTAGTTTTAGCAGATTTTTCAGCAGTTGATTCAACAGGATCTTCAGTTTCAGTTTCAGCTGTTGCTTCAGTAGGTAATGAATATACAATTACATACGCAACACAAACTGTTGGAACAATTTTAACTGTTACAGCGAAAAAAGATGGTTATATTGGAAGTTATACTTTCACAGTATAAAAATAAATCTTTATAATTTGAAAGGGAAGTTGTTTATTCAGCTTCCCTTTTTTTTATCTTTGTTTTATGATTGATTTGTTAGAAACAAAAATTGGAATAGTTTTGAAAAGGTTTAGACTTTTAACCTCAACTGTTCTATGGTTTTATTCTATGGATCAAAAAACACAAAAAAAAATTTTAGATTGGATTAGAAATGATCAACTTCAAAAAGGATTGGATGAAGATAATGATGTAATTGGATTATATTCTGAATGGACTGAAAAAATTAATCCTGAAAAGGTTGCCGGCACTCCTTACACTTTAGAAGATACAGGGGAGTTTTATAGATCTTTATTTGTTACAGTTTTTAATGATGTTTTTGAAATTGATGGAGAAGCACAAAAAAGTCCAACAGATAATTTATTTACAAAATATGGCAATGGAATAGTTGGATTAAATAGTCAATCGAAAGAAAAATTAAGGTTGGAAATAATAAATAGAATACATGAATATATCAGGATCAAAATTTTACAATGATATTGAAGAATGTCCTTTGTTTAATTGGGTAAAAATAAATGAAGGAAAATTAAATTATATCATAAAAGGAAATATTCAGAAAGAAGAAACTGAAGAAGAACTTTCTGAAGCTTATAATATACTTTATGATAGTTACATTGAAAAATTAGGATTATCAAATGAATATAAAAAGCTTTTAAATTTAATGAAAAAAAAAGCTGTTTTGGAATTGGATTATATTCTTCAGGAAGATGAATTTCTTCAAACAAAAATTGAAATAGAAGAAAGAAGATTGAAAGAAATTATTAAAGGAGAAGAAAAAGAAAATCAAATTGAAAAAACATTGATATATTTATCAAAATGGGTTGGTTATAGGTTACCAATTAAAGAAGTTACAGTTTTAGAATTTTATACAATATTGAACGAATATGGCAAAGCAAATTAAAAGAAATGATATTTTAGAGGATGATTTATTTAAAAATTTAGTTAAATCAGCTGAAGAATCAATTACCAAATTAAAAGGAATTAATTCTGAATTTAAAATTTTAGCAACTTCTATAAAATCCACAATTCAAAACGCTGATTTTAGCAAAATGAAGGGTTTAAATCAGTTTGTAAAAGCTACAAAAGAAGCAACAAAATTAAGCAAAGAACAAGCAAAAATAAAGCAAGAATTAAACAAAGCTGAAGCCTTAAGAAGCAAATTATTAATTGAACAGGAAAAAGTTAATCAACAAAAAATTAAAACACAAAGGGAACAGATAAAATTGGATTCTGATCTTAAAAGGCAAAAAGAAAGATTAATTAAGGAAGAACAGAAAGCTGTTAAGGTTGCAAATGATGAAGCAAACGCTTATAAAAAACTTCAAAACAATACAAGGGATTTAAAAAATGAATCTAAAAAATTAGGTGCTGAAATGCTTCT